GAAGATTCAGAAGAACAAGCAAAATTAGTAACAGAATACTATACTAAAATTTTTACAATTAGAAGTTAATGGCTACTTACAATTTACATTATACAACTGGAATGGCACAAAGTCAATATGTATATTTTTATGAAAATATAACAAGTGCTATTGATACAAGTTTATTAAGTGGTAAAAAACTACTTTTTTATATAAGAGGTCGTAAAACAAATTGGATAAGAACTGTTGCTGCTTACCCTACTGATAGTGGAGATTGGAATAGCCCAACATATATTAACAACAATAGATATTGGACTTTAAGGCTTACAAATCTATACCCTACAAGCTCTAATATAACAACTTATGACAAAACTAATAGTTTAGCTAAAAGGCAGGGTATTTTTGTAAGTCCTATTAATGAAACTTATGACATAGAAGTTTACTACACTAATGTTAGTTATGCTGCTATGTTAAATTTATCTGCAGCTACTAAAATAGAGGGAATAAAAATAGTTTTGAATGTATCAGTTGATAAATCTTTTGATCATATAGAAACAGACAATCCTATAAGCTACTATACAGAATATACTAATAATGATTTAATTGCAGCAGATATACCTGATGAGGGTTATAGTAGTAGTAATAATAGAGATAGTCAATATGGTACTCAAAATTGGCAACCAACATACGAAACATAATGAAGAAAAAAGACAATATATCAGTAATACACTTAGCAGAATATAACCTGCCTACAATTACAGAAGTAAATAATAAAGATTGGATACAATTTGGAGCAGATAACCTATATCCACAATACTTACTAGAATTATACAATGGTAGTAGTATAAACAATGCTATTATAAAAGGTGTTAGTTCTATGATCTATGGTGAAGGTTTAGATGCTACTGATAGAGAAGAAAGCGATAGTAAAAAAGAAAGTTGGTTAGCTCTTAATGGCTTATTACATAATTCTCCAAAAGACACTTTAAAATGCCTAGCGTTTGATTTAAAGCTATTTGGTATGTGTTATGTTAATACTATATGGAATAGACCTAGAACAAAAATAGTAGAATTTAGACATATCCCTGCTCAATATATGAGAAGTGGAAAACAAGATGCTTATGGAAAGGTAAATGAATATTACTATAGTGCTGATTGGACAAACACAAGAAAAAACAAGCCTAGATATTACAAGGCTTTTGATTTAAAAGATAGGTCAGACGCTAATCAAGTATTATGTATTAAAGATTATTCACCTGGAAGTCATTATTACGCTACTCCTGATTATCAAGGATCTACTAGCTACATACAGTTAGACATGGAAATTGCACAATTTCATTTATCTAATATAAAATCAGGTATGTTTCCTAGTATGGCTATTAATATGGCTAACGGAATACCAACAAGAGAAGAAAGAAGAACAATAGAAAGACAAATAAACGCTAAATTTGGTGGTAGTGGTAATGCAGGTAAAATACTACTAACATTTAATGACGGAAAAGATACTGCTCCTGAAATAGTACCTATAAATGCTAATGACAATTCAGATAGTTACCAATTCTTATCACAAGAAACAACTAGAAAAATTCTAACAGGACATAGAGTTACAAGTCCTTTGTTGTTTGGTGTTAAAGGAGATGGTTCAGGATTTGGAAATAATGCTGACGAATTACGCGATTCCTACAGTTTATTTAATAATACAGTAATCAAAGTGTTCCAAAACACACTTTTAGAGGGTTTAGAGCCAATATTTCACGCAAACGACATAGACCTAGATTTATACTTTAAAACGCTTAAACCTGCTGATTTCATTGATATTGGTAATGTGGGTAAATTAGATGAAGATGAGCAAGAGAAAGAGGGAATAGATACAGGAGATGAGGGAGAACCAATAAAAAAAGAATTTAAAGCTCTTGACGATATAGACACAAAGCCTACAAAACAAATGATGAGAGAAGCTAAAAAAGGTCTTGAAATGCGAAAAGAATACGGTAGGGGTGGTACAGAGGTTGGTGTAG